ATGGCGTATCTGAGGAAGGTTAAGAACGGCTGGCGCGCGGAAGTTGAGAGGGCAGGCGTGCGCAAGACGGCCACGCGGCCCACAAAGGCAGAGGCGCAGGCCTGGGCCTTGACAGAAGAGGCAGCGATTCTTGCAGGCGCGCGGGGAGAATTCCCGCAGCGCACGTTAGCCGAGGCGGTTGAGCGCTACCGCAGCGAGGTCACGAACAAGAAGACTGGCAGCACCATGCGGGCCGACAACCTGCGCTTTGATGCCTGGCTGCGTGACTATCCCGAGCTGGCAAATAAGGTATTCCACCAGGTCACTGGCAACGATTTGGCCGCCTGGCGAGATGCTCGGCTGCAGCATGTCAGCGGAGCGAGTGTGTTGCGTGAGGCGCAGCAATACCGGCCCATCTGGACTCTGGCTATCAAACAATGGAAGTGGGCAGGTAGCAGTCCATGGAAAGAAATAACCCTACCGGCCGCATCCTATGCCCGCCGCCGCGTGAGCCGCTGGATGGAAGTGCGCCGCATTCTTCGCTCTGCTGGCGTATCGCTGCGCTTGGCCCCCCAGACGGCCATGCAAGAAACCGGCTGGGCGATGATGATTGCCCTGCATACCGCCATGCGCAGCGGCGAAATTTTGAAGTTGTCGCGCAGCACGGCAGACCTAAAACGTAAGGTCTATGAGTTGGCACATCACAAGACTGAAACTACGGTAGGCGCACGTCGTGTACCTTTGACCACGCGGGCGGTGCGCTTGCTCAAAATTCTGGAAGATCAGGCCCATCGTGATGGTCGGGATACCTATTTCACGATCAATGATGCAAGCCGTGATGCCCTATATCGCAAGCTGCGTGACCGCTGCATGGTTGAGGGATTGCGCTTTCACGATCTGCGTGCCACATCGCTGACGCTGCTCAGCAAAAAGGTCGATGTGATGACGCTGGCCCGCATCAGTGGCCATGTGAACATTAACGAGCTATTCAACACCTACTACCGCGAAAGCCCGGAAGATATAGCAGCTAGGATTTAACATAGGCGTTCGTTTCACTTTGTAATCATCTAGATTCAAGAGGTTCAAATGCTACCTGGTGTTGTTGAAAATCGTCTGGCCGAAGCTCTCGAAACCACTCAGTGGCAATTGAAGCAGGCTGCACTTTTGGCTCAGAATTCCTTGTCGACGAATGACCCTCAAGTCATTGCCACAGTTGCCCAGGTATTGGCTACGAACTACTTGGTAGTGACCGAGCGAAAAATAGGGAAGTAAATAAGAAAAGCGCCTCTCGGCGCTTTTTTATCGTCCAGAAAAGATCATTTCCCCATCCATGCCTGAACATCGCTAACGCGCCAATAGCGCAGGCGGCGGCTGACATTGATAAACGGCTTGGGAAAGTCTGGGCGCTTTGTGATGCGATCCGTAACGTGCACCCGTGTGACGCCCAGAATTGCGGCGATGCCTGCGGTATCCAGACGAGGCACTGCGCTGGCGATTGGGTTTTGTTGGATGTTGGCGGTGTTCATATCGGTTTTCCTGTTCTTTTGTGTGTCAGCGGAATGCCTTGACGACGTATGCGATTGCCTCTCCCAGCACAACTATCAGAACTATTGAACCGAGGAAGTGCCAGACGCTTTGAAAAATAAAAGCCAGGACGCTCATTTCCTTACCCTTGCATTAGCTTCTTCAAGGGCAGTTTCACACCCTGCTTTTGTAAGTCCACGCCAGTAGTCAACAACCATCGGGATAGGGCACACAAACCCCTTCCCATCCCATGTAAGTCTCCAGATTGATGAAGGTGCGCTCGATGTAAACCATGCGATGCACTCATATTCCCCAGGGCGAACAGGATGCTCATGGCGTGGGAACCATGGTGTTTGACCGGCTTTGCGCACCGGCAGGCTCTTGTACTTGCGTTGCATCACTTAGCCCTCCACGCGCTCAGCGCGCAGCACTTTTTTGCCGCTGACGATGTGGGCTGCAGCCTCAGCCTGTTCGTTGTTAGCGGCCTTGACACGGATGGTGGGTAGCAGTCCAGCGTCGGCCAGGTCTTCAAGGTTGTCTGGGTTCGCGTTGGCAGGAATGAGGATGGCGCGGTAGCTGTGAAGAGCTGCGCGCGGAATGACGTTGTGATGCATTGTGTGTTCCTTGGTTGTGATTACCCGACCAAGCGCAGCTGCGCGCCGACTTCGGTGGTTGTGTCTACAGCCGGCTGTCGGCGGCGGCGCTTCGGCTTGACTGCAGCCAGGCGCTCGCGCTCCGCAGCGAAGACAGTGGCCAGGTGGTCATGAGTGGTGTGCGCGGCCGTCACGTAGTCGCCATTGATGCGGCGCTGCCAGCAGTGCACGGTCGGTTCTGTGCGGCGGACTGGCATGTCAGTACGCCTTGCCGCCGGCGGCTTGTCGGTTGGCCAGCTTGTGGTCTGGGCGTTGGGCATTGAATGCCAGCTTTTCTTGGATGGCTCCGCCCAAATCCATACCGTATGCGCCAGCCAGATCAAAGATCCGAATCACTGCATCAGCCAGCTCCACTTCGCGCATTTCACGGTGAGGCAGCTTGTCATCCATGAGGCCCTTGCGGTCACCCTCCATGGCCTCCGACACTTCGCTGACGATCAGCATCAGCTTGTTGGAAAAGCAGTAGGGGTTGTTTTGCACCGGCTCACCCGTCTCAGGGTGTTGCCACCAGCCTGCATACTTAGCCGCGCCATGGCAGATGGCCTGCATAACAGCGGCAGCACCTTCTATGGATGCACCCCTCATCTGGCGATCCAGGCGCCCGACGAGCTGGCGCAACGATGCGATTTCTTGATCGCGCACAGAAATGGTGTCAGCCATGGCAACTACGTCGCGGTCTTGCAGGTCACTCACCGGCTCTGTAGTGCGCTGAAATGTGGCAGTGATTTTTTCGTGACTCATGAGTGTTTCTCCTGTGGAAGTGGTTGCGTTGGCGGTGGTTTCAGACATGGCGAGGCCTCCTTTGATGGATCAGCGGAAAAATGCGGGGGAAGTGGTGGCCGATTGCGGGCGGTTGAGCACTGAATCGGGGCTGTCGGGGCTGGCCCAGTCGCTCTGCTCATGCCGAGTACGGCCAAAAAGCTTGCGCCAGGTGTCGCCGTTTAGGCGCTGCGTACAGTTATTGAAACCAGTCCAAGCGCGCGGCAGAGCCGCGCGTGCATCGCCCAATGCCAGCGTCTTGCCGCTGTCGGAGTCGGTGCATTTCTCGGGGTCGAATGCTTCGGTGGCTGCATGGATGCTGCGCCATGCAATACGGCGTGAAATGAGCCAGCGGCCTTGCTGCGTCTGCAGGCCCACCACACGGCCGGTCTTGATGATTTCGCCGTATTGATTGACGGAGCCAGCCAGCGGCTTGAGCGCCTTATCAGGATTGGCTTTTAGCTCTGCTGCTGCCTGCTCATAGTTGCGGATTGGGCGGCGCGTGATGCGCAGATACCAGTTCCTGCGGCCAACGCAGTGCCCGCCCATTGCCTCCATGAATAGGCGCCAGTCGGCTTTGATGTCTTCGCCGTGCTTGTGGCATGCACCCCAGGCCTTCCAAGTGGTCTTGTCGCCGTCCAGGCGCAGCGCATCAATCTGGTCTTTCCCGACTCGGCGCAGTTCTCGCCAAACGCAGACGCTGGGCATTCCAATGGCTTGAAACTGCCGAATTCCCCAGCAAGCGGCCCAGGCATCCACACGGCAATGCCCTGGCATTTCATTCTGTGCAACATCCCAGAGCTGTCCTTGCACAACGTCCAGGTGATCGGCAAGGGCTGCATGGCCCACGCTCTTGGCAATGTACTTAGCCACATAGCCAGCAGCACCGCCGCCGATCATGCGTTTGATGTTGACGCGATTCGTGGCTGCGCCGCGTTCGTCGCCGTCTTCACTCAGCCACCATTTACGGATAGCTGCCTCAATGATCTGGGCATGGGCCTCACACTCGGCCCACACCAGGGCATGCCAGTGTGGTGTGGCATCGTGATGCGGCTCCGCTACGCGGATGCCGTACATCTTCACATTCACCTTTTTCCGGCCCAGATAGGCACGGACACGCTGCCACATCTTGCGCAACCACTGCTGGGCATCGCGTGGAGTGCTCACCCCGTCATAGTTTTTGTTCGGGCGCGGCCTGCCGCCTGCACCCAGCGTGACGGGGTGAAAGCGGCTTGGAACTGTCAGAGTGAGGAAAAGGCCCACATGGTTGCGGGCATCGGCATACTCTTCTGCGCCACGAATGCGCGTCATCAGCTCGCCGCCACGAATGACGGGGTTGGACGGAGACAAGGCAGACAGCTCCGCCAGCGTGAATATCTGACCTGCCTCGTTCTTAAACAGGCTTTGCTTGAGAGCGTTCTGATTGCGTTCGATCTGCCCCAGACGGCTGCGCACAGTGGCGTCACTGGCATAGCCGCCGTTCATGCGGTTGACCAGCCCAAGGCGCACCGCACCGGCCTCCACCGTGCGGGCGACATGCTTGCGCAGCATGCGCCGCCACCAAGATTCATCCATGCCGCGCTTAATGGCTGGCTCGCCCACCAAGGGCGCGGACTCTTGCAAGCCCAACATGCGGAGCATCAGCCGCAGCATGTCAACCCGGCCCGCTACGTCCATCTGGATTTCATCTGACTGCGCGCCCGAGTCCATCTCGCCAACGCCGTGGGCCAGTCGCTTGGCCATCTGGCAGATTTCCCAATCGCTCAGGTTCCACTCACCAGCGCGCCCATACTTGGCAGCAAATTCATCAATGGCTTGCAGTGCGTCATAGCTGGCCTCCCACTCCATCGGAGCAAGTGCGCCCTCTGTGGACTCTACTTTTCCCAATCCGAGCAGCCGGATAGGCTGGCTCCACTGTGGTGGGAGCGATTTCTCCAATGCCGTAAAGGCACGCTCAACCATGCCGCGATGCCACTTGAGCCGATTCCACGGCCGCAGCGCCTCGGCACGGCGCTCCGCTTTCAGCTTCTCGGCTTCCTGCGCATCAATGGCTGGTTGTTTGGGCGCGCGTGAGGTCATGCTCATGTCCTCGTTCGCAATGCGCTGACGTGCTGGACTGCTGCATGCAGGCCGCGCAATTCAGACTTCACCGCCTGACGTTCGGGAGGCGTGAACTCTTGCCATGCGCGCGTAGCCACTACGCCGAGCTGCTCATAGTCATCAGCTTGAAAGCCGCTGATGAGCAATAAGAGCGCACGATATTTCTCTGGCAAGGCATGCCACTCACGGCTCTCAACGTCGCTGAATCTGCCCTTGGTCACGTCCTTGACCATTTCGTCCTGCACTTTGCGCAGGCGCTTGCGGCATTCCTCCGGGGTCATGTCCCGGTACTCTTCCTTCAACTCTGGCGCAGGGTTGGGGCGCAGCAATACATCTGCACTCATGTGCGCCGGCGCCAGTGGAGGGCTGGCCTTAGCCAGCGCCTCCACAAACTGCTGAATAGAGATATTGCCCAGATCCATAGACGCCTCAGACAGACAGGCGCACGGCGCTCAGAAATAGCGGGTCGCCGTAGTTCCGTTCAACGAATGACTGGGCCAAGGCGCGATTGAGCGAGGTGATGACAAACACACGTTCCACGCGGTTGCTGTCAACATGGCGCACTCGGTAACGGTTGCTGCGTGTTGCCATGCGTAGTGCTTGGGCAACCTCGGTGATTGACTTCGACCCGCTGGAAGGAACTGTCAGCGTGTAGAACAGCCCTTGAATGGATTGCAGCAGTTTCATTGCGCACCGCCTTTTCCCGCTGTCTGCTGATTGGCATCAGCAATGCACTGGGCGCGCTCGGCGGCACGGCGAAGAGCTTCGGCCAGCTGCAATGCTGCAGCGGGGCTGAATCGCTCGCTGACGCTGAACCCGCCGGACTCCATCGTCAGCACCACTGCAGCCCTACCTGGCTCTTGCGATGGATATGCGCAGTCAACACCGCACAACACGCCAGCCAAGTGCTTATTCAAGCTGGTGTATGCGACTTGATCAGAGGCAAAGCGGCGGCTCATGCGGCACCGCCTTGCGCTTCGGCTGCTACTCGAAATTCTTTAAAGCGCTCCCATTGCGCCGCAGACATTTCTCCCATGACCTCGACCGACTCGACCGCAACATGCAGCAGATCACCGAGCTTTGACGCAGCATCCAAAGGTAAATCAAGGTCTGATATGAAGCGCGCTGCACCGCCGTCGGCATGGAAGCTAATGGAGACATGGCCGCGCTGGCCGTCTGCACTGGACATAGCCCAGACGCTTATCCATGTGTTCTTGCCAAGGTCTATGCGATCAACAACTGAGACGCGCTCAGCCAATGGCTTGGGTTGAACGACATTCAAGGCTTGTGTCATGGCTGGTTCCTCCGGTTTTTGGGCGTGAAAAGGGCCGCAGGGCCAGCAAACTGGCTCTGTCAGCGGTGGGAAACTTGGGAAGAGGGGAGCGCTATGCGCTGGTGGTTCAGCCGGGCGGTGCTACGCCCGCGAACAAATCACCCGTCACGGGCTTGGTGAACTGCGGTTTATGGGCCGCTTCATCGGCATGCTCCAGCACGACACGCAGCACGTCGCGGCGAATGTGACTGGAGAGAGGAATGTTCAGCGACGGATCGGGCGTACCGCCTGGGTTGAGCAATCGATCGACCTGAGCATTCACAACAAAGGAGCAAGCGCACTCGGGGTTCTCGCAGATGTAATTCGTCTCGCGCATGGTTCTGCTCAGCATCTGGCTGTTACGAATGCCGCATAGGCAGCCGCACTGAGGGCACGGCCAGCGTGTGCCTTCGCTGCGCATTTTTTTGCCGCGCGGGAAGGTCAGGACTTGGTAGCCCTGTGCTGGTGGTGTTGCGTTCTCTGGTGCGTACATGCGCATGCCCCTGTTGTCTTACTCGCTCTGGCCGCAACGTGCGCGGTTGTCGGGGCCACATTCGCCGCCGCCGGCGCGGGCGCAATGGCAATACATCCCGACTTCACCCAGAGTGCCGATGGCATCCAGATACTTGCGGCTGACCATCACATAGCCGGCGGCGCTGACAACAGCGTCCAGCTTGCTGATGGGCACACCCTGCTGACCGCTCAACACGCGGCTGACGTTGGAGCCATCCCAGCCTGCAGCCTCGGCCACGGCGCTGCCGGGCTGGCTCAGGGATTGGCGCAACGCTCTCTCAATCGTTCCGGCTCCATGGGTGATTCGCATATTCATTTCTAGTTCTCTGGGTTGGTGGCTCAGTGCGCAGTGCCGCGCAACACGTTTTGCGTGTGCTTGCGTGAATGCATGCGCAAGATGGAGTGCATGAACTTCTTAGCCGCCTGTATGGACTGCCGCCGAAGCACCGCCGCCCTTGTAGGCCGCGATGATTGCTTGCTCTTTTTCGAGGTCGGCAAGACCTCTGCCGATCAGCTCGCGGATCACGCCAGCGATGCTGCTGCTGCCGCCGCGAGCTACAACGATTTCACGCACCTTGCGGTGGTTCTCTGCGCCCTGTTTTCCGAACCGGAAATAGACCAAATCGTCAGGCTTAGGCGCAGCCTGCTTGGCATTGACTGGGGCTTGATGGGAGCGCATGTATCATCAATCCTTGTTAAGAAATGTCTGCATTTGCAGCGTCTCAACCATGGCCCCAGCTTGTGCACTGAACCGCTTTCGCTGTTGTCATGGTGATGATTTGTTAAGAGTTGAAGGCATTGTGTTATGAAAAAACATAACGGTCAACCATAAATTATGGAAAAAGATAATTTTCCATCAAGGCTCCGTGAAGAGCGTGAGCGCCTTGGCTTAAACCAAGAGGCGCTTGCGGAGGCCGGCGGAGTAAAAAAGCTCGCCCAACACAAGTACGAGAAGGGCGAGAACAGCCCTACGGTCGCGTACTTGCAAGCAGTTGCGGCAGCGGGCGTTGATGTGGTCTATGCGCTGACTGGTGTGCGTGATGCAATCTCAGTTCCACGCCTGACAGGCAAACATTCCATATCTGGCGACGCGCCCGCACCAGCCTCTGCAGAAGACACGATTTATGTGCCTCTGCTGAGCGCAGCAGGCAGCATGGGGCCAGGCAATGAGCTGCTGACGGAAGATGTGATCCTGAATGACGTGCCGTTTTCGCGCCGTTGGCTGGCCATGCATCTACCGCGCTGCAGGCCTGCGGCTATCAAGCTGATCCACGCCTATGGCGACAGCATGCATGGCACGCTGGAAAGCGGCGACTTCGCCCTGGTAGACACCGATGCTGTGGAAGTGCTGGTCGATGGCGTGTACGTGCTTGAAGCGCACAGCCGGCTGTTTATCAAGCGCGTGCGTCAGCGCCTTGATGGCCGCTTTGAAGTGAGTAGCGACAACGAAGCCATCAAGACCTCGGACATCCTTGATGGCACAGAACAAGTTTGCGTAAAGGGCCGCGTCGTGTACGGGTGGAACGGCCGACGGTTCTAAGAAAAAGACTATACCGAGGGATTTCATGGGACAAGCTAAGAGCCGAGGGAGTCGAGAGCAGCGTATTGCTCAGGCGTTGGTGCAGGCCGAGCAGCAATCGCGTGTTGAAGAGTTCAGCATCTATCCACGCGCGGCTTTGCTGGACAAGAGTTATGTCTTGGGTTTGTGCGCGGAAGTCGACAGTGAGAGTGCTCCAGTGCGCGTTCCCTGCAGACCGATGTTCGGCGGGCAGCTCAACGACTGCTTTCCACTGGTTGAGCGGAAGGTCAAAGAGTCGGGAGGCAAGTTTGTTCTTGGTTGGGCAATCTGGGAGCGCCCCGGCATTCTTGTAGAGGCGGAGCTTCATGCGGTTTGGCAGAGCCCTGAGGGAGGACTCATTGACATTTCTCCGCGTGATAGACAGTTTTCGTCCATCACATTTCTGCCAGATAGCAAAGGCTTGAGCTATGCACGTCAGGTCGACAATGTGCGTCGGCCGCTTTCTTCAGATCCGCGCACGGTGCGTTTCATTGAGTTGTTTTCTGAACAGTTCGCGATTTTGAATGAAGGCGATCTTGCCGATAAGTTTGGGCCTGTCACGTTGCCTCCTGAAAGGATGCGTAGGTATGAGTCCATCGAGCGCGAGCTGATGAGCATCGAAGAGTATTTCCTGCGCCAATCTCTGTCTCGAAAATAGGCACGAAATTCCTACTGAGCGGGTTTTGTAGATGATAGTTTTGTGTAGGCATTGCTTCATGATCTAAATGTTGCGCTGCTTTCACACAAAGACCAAAGCACTTTTCGCGTATAGGCCTTATCTACACTATTGATTATTTGTTCTTAGCTTCCTGATTTTCTATGAGCGTTGATTACATTTGCCACTCATGCGTTGACGATATTTATCTTTCTGCAGAGATTGAGGAAAGCGGTGCTGTACAAACTTGCATTTGCTGTAGCGGAAATACAGAGAATTGCTGGACTGCAAGCGAATTATCAGAGCGGATTAAAGTTGCATTTGATGACAACTATTCGCTGACAGCGAGTGAGCCAGAAATGTGGGAGCAGGCTTTGATGCGCGATCGCGAGTCTGATTACGACTGGGATCGTGACGGCGCACCTATCGCAGCGATTGTTGAAGAATTAACAGGCCTGCCAGAAGATATTTGTGAAATTTTGATAGAACCTTGGAGCGGAGGTCCCCATTGGGATCATCACAATCCTGGCGAAGAAGATCCCTATGGGGCAGATGCTCATTACGAACTGAGCCAATCACGCACAGAGGCGATTGAGTCCAGATGGAGGGAAATCCAGCATGAACTTCTTCATCGTTCTCGATTCTTCAGTAGCGCAACGCGTGATTTTCTTGACGACCTGTTCTGTGAAGTTCAGGGACTTCGCACCTTCATGGATCCAGTTGTTAATGTCTTAGAGCCTCACTCTTTCGATGGCCTGTACAGAGGTAGAGTTGCTTATGACAAGAGTGGCCTAAAGAAAATACTAGAAGGAGTTCCCAATGAACTCGCGGCGCTACGTGGACGTTCCGTAAGCGCAGGCAGAATGAATGCTGCAGGCGTCACAGTGATGTACGGGGCATATGAGCCTGAGACTTGCATTGCCGAGGTGCGCGCTCCAGTTGGCTCAAAGGTGGTCATTGGAAAGTTCAAATTGCTTCGCCCAATTCGGGTGCTGAACTTGAAGACGCTTGAGCGCTGCTATGAACCGCCTAGCATTTTTGATCCCGAGTATCAGAAGAAAGTTGATCGCTTTGCGTTTCTGCGCAGCCTCTCTGGTCGGCTGTCCGCGCCGGTCTTCAGCCACAATGCTCACTTTGACTATCTAGCAACGCAATGCATTGCTGAATATATTGCTGCGATGGACCCAAAAATTGATGGCGTGGCTTTTGCCTCCTCCCAAGCTGGTGGAAATGCAATGAATCTGGTCTTATTTGATGATGCTTGTCATGTGGCACCGCTGGCGCCAACCTTGGGTAAGGCAAACTTCTATGACTACCGTCCATCGGATTTTGATGAGCTTTCAGGCCCTAACTTAATTTTCGATCAACCTACTGTGCAGACATCTCCTGATGAGCAAGAGAATCAAGGCGATGATGCTGTTGAAAATGAGGTTCTTATCAGGTTTGCAAACGCTTTACCAAAGCCACGACCAGAGTGCCTACCTACGTTGGAACTTGACTTGGAATCAATAACTATCCATGAAGTCAAGGGTGTGGTTTACGATGCTCCGGGCATCAGCCTACAGGTATCCCACACATAGCAAGACAGCACTCGACTTGCTTCCCTTTTCAAAAAGCCACTTTCGAGTGGCTTTTCTATTCTGTACGCCGCTAACTGACAAAAGAGCCAAATTTCCGACAAATCCCGACGCTCCAAATCAGCCCCAAACGGTCTGGAAGCCCTTACTAGGCCTTTTTTTCGCCCATCCCGACACACCCGACGAAATCGACCTTTTTAGCGCGCAGGTGCGGCGGGGTCTCAACTGCGCGCGGCGGGGTCTAAAGGGCTTGTTGCCGGGGTTCTGGTAGGTGTAGGTCGGGGCATGCATGCGACCAGGACGCACCAGGGCTGCGCAGGCGAGTCAATCGTCCTGCAATTGGTGCAGTGTGTTGCGCATCTGGCTTTGTGCGTTGTAGTTCGTTTTAATCGGCCGCCCGTTACAAGCTTTCAGCTAGTATTTTTGGTGCGTTGCCGTTGGATGCAATAAGGCCCGCACAGGGCGGGCCTTATTTGCGTCATCGATAGAGTCATGTAACCGCAGCGCACCTACATCAGGCTGTGGCTTTGTGGGCATCATCCAGAGCTGCAATCCACTCCTCAGCGTTGTTGAGTTCATGACTAACCCTTAGTTTACGCAGGTCAGGAGCAAGCCGTGCCGCTTTGTCTCTACAGGCTTTGGCAGCATCCGCATCTACACGAATCTCTGCACATGCCGCATCCAATATTTCGAGGTACTTCTCAGGGAAGTCATCTAAGGTGAGCTTGTTGAACTGCTGATGAACAGAATCTACAAAGCTTCCATATTTCTGTATTTTTTGCGTCAGTTCTTGATAGGCCGGATCACCAGCATTTACTGGCGTTGAGAACTGCTTGAGCTGATCGCGAAGCGCCTTCTTCTCTCTATCCATGAGGTTGTTCAGCTCCATACGGATAGGTTGAACTCTGTCCTTACACATGACCTCAGCCCACGGTCGCAAGGCGGCCTTGATGACAGCTGGATCAGACCCTAAGGATGACATGATGCTTCTAGTCTTTGCCGCCAACTCTATGGCTGTTCGCGCAGTTGGCGGGCCTGACCATCTCCCGGAGCAACTGCTCAACTCAATCAGGGTTCCACAGGTTAGCTCCGTAAGCTCTTTAAGTTTTTCTAGAGCTTCATCTGCTTGCTCAATTTTCTCGTCTAGCTTCTTTGTTTTGGCTTCTACACCAAGGCCCTTAATTGATTCAAAGCGATCAACCGTTGCCGCAAAAATTAGCACTAGCCCTGCTGTCAACGACGCAACCGCCATGGTCGCTTCAGCATTCCATGCAGATAAAGTGCCGATGCCTAGGTTTGCAATGCCAGCGATGAACAGCGCAATATTCGCTGAGCCATACAGAAATTTTTGCATCTACTTTGTGGACAGGCTGATTAGAAACTTCTCACTATGTCACAAAGGGCATGTTTTCCACACTGGCGGTGTAGTTCGGTGTTTTGCGCTGCTGCTTCATGCGCCAGCCACCGGCCTGCATTGCATTGCCAACACAGACGGAGCCCTTGCCCCACTTTGCATTGATTGCGTCCATGGTTTCCATCAAGGCGCTGCGGTCACGTACAGGCGGGGGCGCGTCATCGAGCAGGGATGATTGGTCGAGCGTCTGAGGCGTCAGATCCATCAGGATTACACCGGCTTTGCTTAACCGATAGCCTGGCTCATAGATTTCTCTTATGCCGTGCATGGCGGCCTCAATAAGCACCGTGGTGTCAGAACTTGGCGGCTGCAGCTGGATTGTTGCGCAGCGGCTGAATGGCTCGTCGTTGGGGCGGAACGGGCTACTTCTTGCGAAAACATGGATAGCTCCAGCGCGGTGGGCCTGTGCACGCAGCTTTTCTGCTGCACGCTGGGCATAGTGGCTGATGGCCTCAAGCAGCGGCTGCAACTCTGTCACGGGCTGACCGAATGACCGCGTGCATGCAATCTGCTGCTTAGGCGGCAACTCGGATTCCATTTCAATACAGGGCACGCCTTGCAGCTCTCGCAACGTGCGCTCCACTACCACGCCAAAGCGAGCGCGTGCCAGGGCTGCAGGCATGTTGCGCAGCTGCCATGCCGTGTGCACGTCCAGCGCTGCCAGGCGCTTGGTGGTTTGCCTGCCAATGCCCCACACATCGCCCACGGGCGTGCACTCAAGCAGGAATTGCAGTTCTCCGGCCGACAGCTCGGCAAAGTTGCAGACGCGCTGCAGGTGAGCCGGATAGCTGCCCGGTTTGCGCTCAGAATCCTTAGCGACATGGTTTGCCAGCTTGGCCAGGGTCTTCGTCTGCGCAATCCCGATGCATGTGGGGATACCAATCCCGCGCAAGATCCGATCACGAATCACCAATGCGCGCCGCGTCACATCCTTGACGCCATCGAGAGTAATGAAGCATTCGTCAATGCTGTATATCTCTTGAGCGGGGCCTAGTGAGGCAGCTAGGCTCATCATCCTGTCGCTCATATCGCCATACAGCGCGAAATTTGCAGAGAGGGCAACCAACCCCGCTTCGTCGTGCAGATGCCGAATCTGGAAGTAGGGGGCACCCATCTTGATTCCGAGCGCTTTGGCCTCGTCACTGCGGGACACCGCGCAGCCATCATTGTTGGAGAGCACCACCACGGGAACGCTCTTCAGACTGGGCCTAAAGACGCGCTCGCAACTGACGTAGAAATTGTTGCCATCCAGCAGGGCGTACATGGATTCACCATTTGCGAAAGCGGCGCACGCTGGATGTGACGACACCCCAAATTTCGATGGTTTGACCTTCGCGGGGTCGAATGTCGGGGTAGGTGGGGTTTTCCGGCCGCAGCATGAAGACGCCGTTGCGCTGGTACAGCCGCTTGCAGGTGAAATCTCCGTCCATCTCAGCCACTACGATGTCGTCATGCTGTGGTCGCAGCACCTTATCCACCACCAGCCAATCGCCGTCATAAAGGCCTGCGCCAATCATGCTGTCGCCGCGTAGAGGCATCACAAAGGTGGTAGCAGGGTGCTGAATCAGGCTCTTGGCCAGGTCAAAGCGAGAAATCCCAAAGTCTTCAGCAGGGCTGGGGAATCCGGCCCGCACGCAACCTTGCACCATGGGCAGCTCCAAAGGAGTGCTGGCTAGGGGCAGCGGTGTGATTACTGAAATACTGTTCATGCATACAGTATAAATTGAGCATTGACGCCTAGCTTTGCAAACTCGTAACAATGGCAGGAAGCTGGTGACTATCCTTGCCCACCGTGATCTCTTCGCTCTTACTTTCGCTGCAAGAGTCACCATGATGCCTAAAGGGAGATCCGGCCAACTGTCAGCCGCGAGTCATCTGAAGACACGGCAACGCGTGGACAGGATCAGGCATTTGTGATGATGTTGAGATAACTGAGGAGTACCGATGGCGCCTATCAATGCAACGTCTCTTGACCAAGAGTTAGAGGCCGAGATTCTTGGGTTGCAGAGTGCGATACAGATGTGGGCTGAGGATCGTGAAATATGGCATGACGCTGGCTTTTCTTCGCACCTCGAACGCTGCGAGTGCGAGCCTAACTCAGAAGATCCAGTGATAACGATGTTCCATGCTGAAACTGCCATCTCGGTGATCATGGAGTCAGAACTTGAAGTTGAGTTCAGCAAGCTACTCAGTGACTTGGGCTATTGGTACGAATGGGATGATGCTGTGACTCTGGCAATTTATGCCCGTGATGACGATCGGAAGCAGAGATTTTTCGAGTATTTCTACTGGCAGTGGGTATGCAGCTTGTTGGTTGAAGACACTGGCGATGTCTATGAGGAGTTGTATGGTTATTTCGCACTGCACCCGGAAGCACTCCATCAGGTGAACTGGCGAAGCTTTGAAATTTTGCTCTTTAGAATCTTCCAGAATCACGGGTATCAAGCGATCCTAGGCCCAGGAAGAGGCGACGGCGGCGTTGATCTGAGGTTGTGGCAGCAAAGCCCGCTTGGTGACGTTCTGACAGTCGTGCAAGCTAAGCGCTATGCTGCAGATAGAAAAATTGAACTTATGCCAGTTCAAGCTTTATACGGTGCAGCAAAGGCAGAAGGGGCAGCGAATGCAATGTTCGTTACCACTTCCTCATATATGCCAGCTGCTCGAAATTTTGCGTCGCGTGTATCGCAGGAGCTGCACTTGGCAGAGCGTGATCAGATTGTCGAATGGTGCAGGAAGGCCACACACGGCGTAGTCAAAGACAAGTCAACGCTTATTTCGCGTGAGGCCGTTGTACGACTGATTGAAGCAATCTCTCACCATCCGCATGACCCACGTATTGTTCACACTACTTGGGGATATAACATGACGCATAACTCCTATGCCTTGGTCATTAAAGAGACAAACCATGCGGCACTGCTGCTTTCACTTCGTAACCGCAAGATAAGTGATGACGGCTATGGCACAAGAGGAACGGAAATTCCGCAGCTAGATCTGAGTGCGCTGAAGCAGTTCAATGAAATAGGCGTTCAACGTGCTACGCGAACAGTGAGTATTGGCGGATCAGTTAATTATTGGACTGGTTCAAGGCTTTACTCGCGGTGGGACGGTGAACCAAATAGTTTTGACTATATGGACTGATCTTCATCGATCCTCAGATCGTCCTCTGAACCTCGCTCCATCTGCGTTTTTGTGGTCAGACCATTGTCGTCAAGCGTGTGCGTTACCTCTTTGACCAGCCAGCCTTGCCCGTCAATCTCTGGTTTGAAGCCGATTACGCGCACGGGGCTTTGCGGCATCAGCTCCGGGCGCCCCATGGCCAGGTCTAGGTCGAATGTCGCCATGCCGCGATTGATCCGCTGCAGCTCAGCCTTGGCAGCGTGCAGCGCGTCGGCCTCGCTGCCAAAGGTTTCCTTCATGGTCTTGAGGTTGCCGTCTTTCTTGCCTGCAATCACTTCCTTGCGTTTGCCGAATTTGCGGTCATTCCAAAGCGCTTTCACTCCGTCGTATGCATCGCGCGTGCTGCTGGCCCAGCGGTGTTGATCGCCGTCCATACGGGTGATTTCAATCGTCGGCAGGCTATCGCCCTTGCTGGTCTTGGTGCCGTTGATGGGCATGAAAAGCAGGTGCTTTTTCTTCACTGTGGCCACGGCGTCATATTTGCGCGCCAGCCGGGTGATGAAGTGCATGTCCGATTCGTTCGTCTGGTCGATGTGCTGCACCTGGGTGGCGCCCAATTTTTCATCTACCTTGTGGGTCAGACTGTTGCGCTTGGCCAGGGTGGCCAGGATGGCGCCCAGGGTGGTGTCGTGCCAGCTCTTTTCATTGCGCTTGCGGATCTCGCCGCCAAGGTCTGCCGCACGGGCGCGAATGGTGATGATGTCAGGCGCTCCGCTGTGCTCTGATTCGTCCACCACAAAAGTGCCTTTGTCGATCAGCGGCACGCCTTCCCATCCCAGCTCTAGAGAAATTTCCGCCTCCTTGCGAGGAATGGCCAGGCGTCCGTCGTGGTCGCTCAGAACAATATCCAGCTGGTCGGCTTGATTCTCGCGCCCCTCCGTCAGCGTGAGTCGAACCAAGCGGGCATCGACGGCAGGCGTTATGTCCTTGCCCGCGACGACGAGGCGATATGTGGGGGCTGGGTGCCGGTAGTTTCCTGTCTCTGCCATCTTATGCTCCGCCGGAATACTGCCCCTGATCGTCCACGGTCACACGGTCGCCACCGGCATCGTCGTCTGTTCGCTCCAACTGCAGATCAAAGGCGATGCGGCGCGGCGTGCCGTCCTGATAGTGCAGTGTTCCGGTTTCAGACAGCTGCACCAGCACGTATTGCCCAAAGACTTCACCAGTCCCCGACACGAGGGCGAACGCCTGGCCGCTGTCACCCATGGCGCGCAGCTCTGCAACACTGGAATAGGTGCCGGTCAGCTCTGGCGCTATCCAGCCGCTCAGCGTAATAGTGTCATCACCCACACCAACGAACTGACGAGCGCCGCGCGCTCCCACCCGGCTATTGCTCGGGTGCCGCCAAGTATTGCTGCGCTTGAATTCCTCATAGGCCAGGGTCGCTATGCCAAAAACGAACTGGCCCAGAGCCATGAGCGTGCTATTCATGTACTTCTTTCAATCAAGGTCTTGCAGTCGGCTGCGCCGGCGGGCGCCCGCCTGCTGTTCGCGCCTATCCAGCTCCGCAGCCACTGCGCGCGCGATGGCTTGAGGGTCCATGCCTGGGGCCGGATTGATCGTGATGGCGTAAGTGCTATTCCCTGCCGGAGCGGGTGCCACAACAGGCCGCGATGCAATAGCGGTACCGCGCTGAATACGTGGCACCGGCTGAGCCTGAATAGGCTCCGCATCACCACTCTGCCCCTGCAGGTTGACGCTCTGAACCTGAGGCATCCCTTGCAACTGCTCCAAGCCCAGCAGCCGCACGCTTATCTGGTGCTCTCTTGGCAGAGCCAGTGCATCGGCAGGCAGAGCACCCAGCGATGGCATGACCGCCATCTGCGCAGCCATGGGCGGCAACTTCGGCACAGCAGCGGGCACCGGGTTCGCCTGCAGGGTCGCCGCCGGCAGCTGGCCGGGCAGAGTGCCCAGCGTGGGCATGACCGCCATCTTCGCAGCCATGGGCGGCAACTGCGGCGTGGCAGCTGGCACCGGGTTGGCCTGCAGGGTCGCCGCTGGCAACTGGCTGGGCAGAGCGCCCAGCGTGGGCGTGACCGCCATCTTCGCAGCCATGGACGGCAGCTGCGGCACGACAGCAGGCACCGGGTTGGCCTGCAGTGTCGCCGCCGGCAGTTGGCTTGGCAGAGCGCCCAGCATGGGCATGACCGCCATCTTCGCACCCATGGACGGCAGCTGCGGCACGGCAGCAGGCACCGGGTTGGCCTGCAGGGTCGCGGCCGGCAGCTGGCCGGGCAGAGCGCTCAGCGTGGGCGTGACCGCCATCTTCGCAGCCATGGACGGCAGCTGCGGCACGACAGCAGGCACCGGGTTGGCCTGCAGGGTCGCCGCCGGCAACTGGCCAGGCAGAGCGCCCAGCGTGGGCATGACCGCCATCTTCGCAACCATGGGCGGCAACTGTGGCACGGCAGCAAGCACCGTGTTGGCCTGCAGGGTCGCCGCCGGCAGCTGACCGGGCAGAGCGCCCAGCGTTGGCATAACCTCCATCTGCGCCGCCATAGATGGCATCGCTGGCATCGCTGGCGGTTGCAGTGTGGCATTGGCCACCGGCACCATGGCACTGGCGGCCATGGCCAGCGCCGCAGCGCGCACGGCGGCCTGGCCGCCCTCAATACCCAGAGCCGCACCCTCACTAATCCAGCCGCCGAACTGAGTGAAGACCCGGCTAGGGGAGTTGATGCCTAGTTTTTCCTTGAACCACTGCGCAACACTGCTGGCCGCACCGACTACCGTGTCGCGCAGCTGGCCCAGCTTTCCCGTGATACCGCCGATCAGGCCGTCAATGATCCAACCGCCGAACTGCGCAAACTGCGCGGACATTCCCGTCCACGCGGCGCTGGCTGTGGTTTGAATCGTTAGCCAGATGCCGGCCAACGTGGCAATAAAACCTTGCCATAGCCCGGTAGCCCCATTGATGATGCCTTGCCACACCGCATCCGACACGGCCGCAATCTGCTGCAGAGCCGATTGATAGAACGTCACCAGGCCGGCCCACAACCCACCAAGGACGCCGCTGAACCCCTGCCAAAGGGCGATGCCGGTATTGACGACTGAACCCCAAAGATTGGTCAAGGCATTGGTCAGGTCAGCCCAAAGCAACTTTGAACCGCCGACGATGCCCTCCCAATTCTGATAGACCATCCAGCCTGCTGTGGCCAGCAACCCAAAGGGGCCGATCAGGCGCAACAGCATTGGGGCGAAGCGTGCCAGCAACCCCAAACCGCGGCCACCCCAGGCCAACAGGAACCGCATCGCGGTGCCGACACCGGACACCAGGGCACCACCCAACCGAGCCAGCACCGACAGCAGACCGCTTGCACCCGTCGCAGCGCCTCGGAACAAACCGCGCAACAGGGACAAAGGCCCGGCTGATATACCGATGCGCGCCAGAGCAAAGCGCAGGAGCATGCTCTTGGCAATCAGCAGGCCGAGCGGTATCAACAGCAGACCGCAGACTGCAGCAAATGCCGTCAGCACAGCTGTGGAGTAGACAAGGGCTTTGGTCAGTCCGGGGTGACGCTCCACAAATCGCTGCGTGCTCTCTGTCATCTTGGCCAGCACATCCAGCACTTTGGTGTAGGCCGGCATTGCCGTATCACCGATGGACTTTTTCAGATCGTCATAGCGCTTGCGCAGGTTCACTTCCTGACCTGACGGCATATTTACCGCGCGCTCTTTCAACTGCTGGATGTTGTCGGCCTTGGAATTCAGCTCATAGCCTTTTTGCACCATTGCCCGCTGCTGGTACATCGTGGCCATCAGTGCGCCGGCATTGGTGTTTGAAAAAATGCTGCCGATGGCGTCAATGGTTGCCTGCTCGGACTCGATGCCCTTGGCTCGCAATGCCGGGATAAGCACCTTTTCCATCCACTCAAATTGCGAGCGGCGGAATATGTCCGCACCCTTTAGCGCCCCAGGGTTGAGCTGCGCGGTCTGTCCCACCTTGTCATGCTTGACTTTGCTGTAATCGCCGATCAGGCCGAATTTGTCCAGGTTCTGGGCGGCTCTCTTCGTCGTGCGGCCTTGATACAGGTTCTGATATGCCGCAGTCAGCCCGGTGCCAACGGCATCACCGCCCATTTCTTGAACCAAGGGTTCCAGGCGGTAGAAAAATTCCTTTTCGTCAAATCCTTTTGCAGCCAGCTTGCCACGCTGGATGACGTGCATCCAGTCGTTGGCGCCAACACGCCCGCCGGTGGCTGTAATCACCTGCTGAATCATGTTGGCATTGCGCTCAAAGTCGGCCTTGTTGTTGGCTCCGCCGCGCATTTCAATGACTTTCATCATGTCCATGAACTTGCGCGCGTTATCGCCACCTTCGGCACTGCCAAATACGGCTTCATTGGCGAATTTCATGTCCGCCAGGATCGGCATTGCCTCTTCTGCGTGGTGCCGGTCGTTGAACACGGTCACTGCATCGCGCATCAGCTCCATGTTGTCCAGCTGACTGGTGCCGTAGCTCTTGAAATTCTTGGCGTAATCGATGGCCTTGGTGGATTCCTCCTGCCCTAGGCCCAGGGCACGGATGCGCACAGCCTCAGTTTCAGCGTGTCGGCTTTGATTCATCAATGGCGCCATGGCGTGCCCCGCACGATTCGCGCCGTAGGCCATCCCTGTGCCGGTGGCAGTCATGGCACCACCGATGGCCGCGCTCTTCTTTGCCTGACGCTGTATGTCGGCAAGCTTGCGCTGCTCGGCGCTCTGGCGTTTGAGCGCTTCGGTCTGGGCGTTGATCTTTGCCGTCGTGGCGGCAATGTCGGCACCAATGCGCTGCTGCGCCTGGCTCGCACTGGTCACGCCCATGCTGTTCAAGGCGTTGCGCAGCTTGAAGACCGTGGCCTGCTGCTCTCTGTATTTTGCGGTTTGCTTGTCTATGGCCGCCTGCTGCTTTTGCATCTGGGCAGCACTGGCCACGCCTGCAGCCTGCATGGCCTGCAGCTGCTGCTTGAGCACCTGCAGCTGGTTGCCAGTTTCGCGCAGTGTCTGGGTGTGCTTTGCGAAGTTGCCCAGCGCGTTTTGCTGGGCATTGAGCTGCTTGAGCTGTTCGCGGGCGGCCTTGAGGCTGGCCGCCGTTTCCTTGCTACCCTGGCTGATGCGCTTGAGTGGCGCCAGGGCTTTGTCGGCCAGGTCAAGGAGCACACGCAAGCGCAGATTTTTTTCAGCCATGGTCAGGTATCGGGAGCGGTGTTGATCTTGTTGTGCAGATCCACTGCCCGCTCGCGCCAGTCCATCAGCTCTTCAAGGCTCATGGGCCATAGCTCGCTGAGCGGCCAGTGGAAGATGACTGCAATGTCTGCAATGGCGTCTTCTACTCGGGCAGGAAGTCCGCTCGATCCGCCTTCGGCAGCAAAAAATGCATTACCGCGCTGCCCAGGGACACAAGGTCGGCAGGGTCGAGCTCCAGCACCTGCTGCTTGACCAGCGGGGGTTCTGTCACGCGGGGCAGCACGGCTTGAATTGCATCGGTTTGCAGCCGGAAAATATCGGTCAGCGCTACTCCACGCAGGGCGCCAGCATTTGGCTTGCGCACGGTCACTTCTTCGATAGTTTTTCCGCCGGCCAGGGTCAAGGGGCTGTCCAGCTTGACGGTCTTGGTGTTCTTTTCGATGTTGGTGTTTGCGGTATTCATGGCTTGATGGATTCAGAAATTGGTATAGGGGAGCAGGTGCCCAGGCGGCTCGGCCGCCTGGGGTCTTATCCTTGAGTGGCCGGCTTAGATGCCCAGGATCTGGCGAACTTGCGCCATGAGGTCTGCGCCGCCGATCTTCTCGATCATGTTGATGGCATCGATTTCAATCACGTCTTCGCCATCCATAACCAGGCGGTAGTAGTTCAGTGCCATCTTTGCCTTGAACTCGGTTTTCTCGCCGGCCTTTGCTGTGCCAGTGTCGATTTCTTCCCAGCGGCCACGCATGAAGATTTCAATGCTCTGGTATTCGCCGGTGTCGTCGGTTTGGGTGGCGCCGGTGAAGCGCCACATGACGCCGGCCACCTTGGCATTGCCGAACTGTTTGAGCAATTCTTTCAGCCAGCCGCCTGCCGTCAATTCAGCCTCCATGGCCTCCATGCCGTGATCGACCTTAGCGGGCAGTCGCATGCCACCGGCGCGCCATTCCTCCATCTTGCGTGTGAGCTTCGGCAGGACGACTTCTTCCATTTCGCCCACGTAATTCGTGCCGTCTACAAAGCAATTGAAATGCTTGAGAACTTTGGGCATTCCCATGTTGTTATCTCCTGTGGTTTAACGCTTAGGCAGCAGCAACGCGCTGAGCGAAATCTGTGAAATAGCGGTCGGTGATGCGCTGGTTGAAGGTCAGGTCTTCAAGCGGGGGCACCGGCGTGTAGTCGTAGTCGATGGCCAACGAACCTTCTTTGAGCGTCCCGGATTCATTCAGGGTTTCGTCAAACCAGGCACTGCCGCCCAGCAGATAGCCGCGTGCCGTCAATTCGCTGAACTTTGCGTTCACGCCTTCCAGAATGTCCTTGACCAGGGTCGGGTGCAGCGGCTTGTCAACGGCCCACATATGCGATTCCGCAATGGCGTCTGCCAGCACCTGGGCGGTTCGGGTTGCGCTCTCAAAGCTGAACAGCGGTTCGTCGGAGCAGGTGCGCGATCCCCAGAAGCGAAAGCCGTCGCGGTTCACCAGCGTGGTGATCTTGTTTTGGTTCAGCAGGCCCGCATCGGTGGCGGGGTTCTGCAGATCCCAGAAGATCGGCGGATGGATGCCAGTCACGCCATTAACTGCCACGTTGGACAGCGTTTTGTGCCAGCCCTGCTCCATGTCGATCTTGGCGCGCAGGCCCAATGCAAATGCTTCGGTGTAAGCGTCTGCTGTGGCATTGGCCGAGGTGTCCCAGATTTGGAAGTCGGCATGAATCAGCATCAGTTCACGCGCGGCAAAGCTGTTGCGGTAGGTGATGGCCTCCTGCACCGTCTTTTTGTAGGTGCCGCAGTAGGCCATGGCGCGCAGCTGCTGGGCCAGGGACTGGAAGGCTGTGGCCACGGGCTGCGAAGAAAGACCAGGCGCGCCCAGGATTCGCGGCTTGACGCCCAGCTTGGCCGGCGCGGAGAGCAGCGCCTTCATGCCGGTATAGGTGCCGTCGGGCAAGGTGGTGCCGACGACATTGCTCACCAGATCAGCTTGGCGCTCTTCATCGGATGCGCCCACACCATCAGGTACACGCACCACCACCGTGACGGGCTGACTTTGCGATGCAATGGCGTCCAGGCTCTTGGCCAGAGTGCCCAGCACGCCGGCCTTGCCGATGGCCTTGCGTACGTTGGTGATGAGCACCGGGGTGTCATAGGGGAAGGTATCGGCGTCCGCATCAGATGCCGTGGCCACCAGGCCCACGATGGCCGTGGATGGGGTCTTGATGGGGCGGCTTCCGTTCGTCAGCTCGATGACGCGGACGCCGTGATGGTATTCGGTAGGCATGGGCGCTTTGTGGTGGAAGTTGGAGACACCTCAAGTGTTCCAACACCCCCGCGCGCGCGCCAGCGCGGCCTGCTGTGTGAGCCGCGACTACATCATGCAGGGCTAAACCTGCACATTCACCGCATAGGCAAACAGTTCGTCTAGGTCAGTTTCCGATAGCTGTAGCAATTGGGCCATGGTTTGCATGGTGGGGCTGGAGCGCTCCCAGGTGGTGGTACGTTGGTAGCCAATTCTGGCCGTGTATCGCTCCACCTCGTCAGGGATACGGGCAATTGCCGCGAGCACATCGTCTTCGGTGATGCGCTTGATAGCAAAGAGTGCGACAAGGCCTTGCGCCGGGGTGCACAACCTAGGCTTGATATTGGTTGGCTGTGTCGGCGTTGGTACATACGGCACCAAACTTTCATCATCTGCCAGCATGTAAACGCTGCCAGTGTCTTTCAGCGCCCACTCTTGTTCAGATACGGGCCTCAGATATTGCGGATCTGGCAAGACATAAGCATTTGCCTCCGTGTCTATCCAACTTAGTACGCGTTTGTCTCCATGGATGTCGATATAGGCGTATTGCATGCTTTTTCCTCAGTATTCGATGATGACCACGCCAGGGCTGCCGTTGCCGCCAACTGAGCCAGCGGTATACGTACCGTTGTAGACAGCGGCACCCAAACCCTGACCTCCAGAACCGCCACCGCCTTGTCCCCTGGCATCGCCTCCAGGCCCGCCATACCACCATCCTGTACTTACGCCACCTGCGCCCATCGTTCCACCACCACCCATGCCTCCGAACATGGGGCCAGAGGACGAAACACCGCTGGGCCACGACATACCAAAGCCGCTAGACCCGGACTGCCCGCCATAGAAAGAATTTCCAGCAACGCTTCCGGTTGGAGTGGCAGCGCCATCGCCCCCGACACCCGGCCCACCACCATCGCCCCAGCTCGTGATGATGCAAGGCGAACCTCCGCCGCCGCCGCCCGCCGTGATGTTGATGCCTGTGCCCACAACAGTAGTGTTGCCGCCGGGCTGGCCCACATTGCCGCGATCGCTAGAAGTGGGCGAAGCAGTCGCGCCCACACCGCCCGCACCTACCACGATGGTCAATACTTGGCCCGGAGTTACCGTGTAAGGATTGCGGTTAACGCAAGCGCCGCCGCCACCCCCGCCGCCACCGCCTTGGAACTCAATGTTTGCAATATTTCCTGACTTGCCACCCCCGCCACCTCCACCGCCACCAATTGCAGTAATGAATATCTTTGTGATGCCAGCAGGCACCGTGAAGCTGCCATTGGCAACGAAGTGAGCGATGTTTGAAGTGGCTCCCTTCCAGTTTTTGAGCTTTAGCGGAGTGACACTGCGGCTGTCGTCTGTACCTGTATTGGTTTCTGCCTGAGTAGCAACCTCAGAAACTCCGCTAACAGTCTCGGTCGCAGCTTGAGTCCGCGTAACGACAAAGGCGGTAGTTGCTATCTGGGTGGTATTGGTTCCTGCCGCCGCCGTGGGAGCGGTCGGGGTTCCGGTCAGGCCTGGGGATGCCAGCGGCGCCCGGCTGGTGTCGGTGGGGTGCACATGGTCTTCACGGGCAAAGCGGGTGGCCGTGCCCACAGTAGCGGCGCCATCGATCTTGGGCGCTGCAGTGCCGGCTTGGCCGATCACGAATGCGGTGGT